TAGCTGAGGGTTGCAGCATCAGAGAAGCAGCAACAAAGGCTGGATATTCAACAAAAGACGGAGGCAGAGTAGCTGCTAGTCGTACACTACGAATCCCCAAGGTACAGCAGTACATGATGGATCAAGTGGCACGAACTATAGGACTGGGAGCGGTGACTGCATCACACAAGTTAGTCCATTTAAGCAACAACGCACGCAGTGAGTATGTGCAACTCGAAGCTAGTAAAGATATACTAGACAGAGTAGGACTACGCACCCCAGATAGAGTATCTCACCAGATAGACGGTGAGATTAAAGTGAATATAGATCTCTCCTAACAAACAGGGGGTGGGGGGTTAAAAAACTGTATGTGTACGGAGAGAGAGATGTCAAACAAACAACAGAGTCCAAAAAAGCTCTACAACCAAACACAGATACTAAACTGGACAAGAGAAGAACAGATGAAGCATAAGGTGTGTTATGTCTGCCAACAGTGGGGGACTATTGCCTTAAAAGGAGAACATGGGAACTATTATTTCGTTTGTGCGGACCACTGGAAAGTGGATCCTTCGTATATGGATCAATAAGAATATATTTTTAAGGAAAAAAAGGCTCTCAGAGCCTGATGAACACGAAGTATTCTTAGGATCAGACTCTTATTGAGAGAGATGAAGGGAAAGTACCTCTTTCTTTGTAATAGGTATAAGCCCAGTACCAGCCTTCTTTGTATTCTGTTTGCAAAAATTCTTTAACATCACGATCTGGATCTTCAAAGAAATTAACAAACGCTTTGATTAGTTTATTCATACAGCTGATATAATTGATATCTTATAGAAATCTAGTGCTAAAACCACACAACTGGTATGATGTCAAGCCACATTTAGTGTGCATTGTATATATTTTTTTAAACAATAAAGTTTTTATTGACGCTAGGTAAGAGCTGATATAAGCTAAACTCGTCTGGTTAAGACATAAAGCGTTAGTGTTGCAACACTATAATAGATTGGAGAATTAAATGCCTAAAGTAGGAAAAAAAGAATATCCTTACACAGCTAAAGGAATGGCTGCTGCAAAGAAAGATGCGAAGAAGTCAGGTCAGAAAATGACGATGACTAAAAAGAAATATGGCAAGTAAAGGTTTATACGCCAATATTAATGCCAGAAAGAAAAAAGGCATATCAAGGTCAAAGAAGAATAGTACAGTCAGTCCTTCAGCATATGCTAATATGAAGGCTGGATTCCCTAAGAAGAAAAAGTAATGGTAGCCAAGAAATACCAAAACCCTGAAGGGGGATTAAATGAAGCTGGAAGAAAACATTTTCAACGTACAGAAGGAGCTAATCTTAAAGCACCTGTTAAAAAAGGAAAGAACCCCAGAAGAATATCTTTTGCTGCTAGATTTGCTGGTATGAAAGGACCTATGAGAGATGAAAAAGGTAGACCAACAAGGAAAGCCTTAGCATTAAAAGCATGGGGCTTTGGTAGTGTGGAAGCAGCAAGAAATTTTGCTAGAAATAATAAAAAATCTTGAGCAGTAAAGCAAAGATCAAAGGTACTCGTGTTGAACGAGAAATCGTTAAGTTATTTGAAGCACAAGGATTTTCAGCTCGTAGACAACCTATGTCTGGAGCGATCATGGACTTTCCCCATGATGTTTATGTTAATGATTTATTTGATGGAACAACCATTGAAGTTAAAGCCAGAAAGAATGGTGCTGGATTCAAACAGCTAGATGATTGGAAAGGATCAGCTGATATTTTAATCTTGAAAAAAGATTTTGAAAATCCTAGTGTGTATCTTGATTGGAAATTATTTAAGGAGTTTTTAGATGTCTATAGACAATACCAACATAGATTCGGAAGTGAATCTGGAAACAAGGAAACAATTTCCTCTAAGTTTTCAAGAGAGAGAACGATTAAGAAAGATCGTAAAAAAAGTTCACCTAAAATACCTTCCCGAAAGTTTTCTGACCAACAAGGAAGCGGACAAATTAATCGAAGCTCTTGGTCCAACAGTAAGAGAAAAATTGCTAAAAGAGTACATAGACAGAGTGAAGTAGATGGTACAGTTCAACTACAAACCAGATGGCAGTACCTTAAAGAGCTTTCTAAAAGGAGATGATTTCTTTCGTGGAATACGAGGACCAGTAGGTTCTGGTAAATCCGTTGCTTGTTGTGTTGAAGTTTTTAAAAGAGCTATCCAACAAGAAAAAGGTAAAGACGGAATAAGAAAATCTCGTTGGGCAGTTATTAGAAATACTAATCCTCAATTAAAAACAACTACTATTAAAACTTGGTTAGATTGGTTTCCTGAAAATACTTTTGGTAATTTTGCATGGTCAGTTCCTTATACTCATAGAATTAAAGTCGCTGATATAGATTTAGAAGTTATCTTCTTAGCTTTAGATAGACCAGAAGATGTTAAGAAACTATTATCTTTAGAACTAACTGGAGTATGGGTAAACGAAGCTAGAGAGTTACCTAAGAGTATTATTGATGCCTGTACTATGCGTGTAGGCAGATATCCTTCTATGAGAGATGGTGGACCTAGCTGGTATGGAGTTATTGCTGATACTAACGCTCCTGAAGAAGATCATTGGTGGTCTATTATGTCTGGAGAAGTCCCCACCCCTGAACACTTATCCAGAGAAGAAGCCTTGATGTTAGTCAAGCCTGATGATTGGAGCTTTTATATTCAGCCTTCTGCTATGTTAGAAAAGAAAAATACCAAAGGAGAACTAGAAGGTTATGACAATAATCCTAAATGTGAGAATAAAGGTAACTTAACAGAATCTTACTATCCTAATATTATCAAAGGTAAAACAAAAGGTTGGATTGATGTGTATGTTATGAATAAACTAGGAACGATTGAAGAAGGTAAACCTGTTTATCCTAGCTGGAATGAAGATGTCCACATATCAAAAGAACCTTTAGAACCATTTTCAACTACATTATTTGTAGGAATAGACTTTGGATTAACACCAGCAGCTGTATTTGGTCAAAAATTAGCTGACGGAAGGTGGTTAATTCTACATGAACTAGTTTGTTTTGATATGGGTATTGTTAGATTTACTGAATTACTGAAAACAGAAATGGCTAAAAAGTTTAGAGGACTAGAAATAGAAATCTATGGTGATCCAGCTGGAGATTTTAGAGTTCAAACAGATGAAAGAACTCCTTTTCAAATACTCAGGCAACAAGGATTAAGAGCTAAACCAGCTCCTAGTAATGACGTTGCTTTGCGAATAGAGAGCGTAGAAGCAGCTTTAACTAGAATGGTAGAGGGAAAGGCTGGCTTCTTAGTAAACAATAGCTGTATGAACCTAAAAAAGGGGTTTAATGGGGGTTATTATTACAGGCGAATACAAGTATCTGGAGATCGTTATGATGATAAGCCTATGAAGAACAGATATTCGCATGTTCACGACGCTTTACAGTATTTAATGCTAGGTGCTGGAGAAGGTAGATCCTTAATGGCTGGTAAAACAGCACCAAGTCGAGTTATTCAAACAAGATCTTGGAATATTTTTGATAATCAAAAGAAAAAAAAGAAATCAGTATGGCAAAACAGACTAGGTATCTAGTATATTTCTACGAAAATAATGATTATCACCGAGATACTAAATTTTTTAAAAAAGGATTTAAGCATTGTGGAGTTATTACCTACGATGCAGAGAATAAAGTTTGGATATTACTAGAATATATTTTTGGTCATTTGCTACTAGAAACTGTATCGGAAGATAAAATAGATACAATTTTTAGAATGTTTCAAATGAAAAAAGGAAAGGTACTAGAAGGTGAAATTAAACCTAGAAAGACTAAGTTTCCTAGCTTTATGGGTTCTTGGATTAAAGAACATAGCTGTGTATCTTATGTTCAACGAATATTAGGTCTAAATAAATGGTGGATATTTACACCTTATCAGTTATATTGTGCGTTGAAAAAACAAAATTTTCGTGAAATAGATCTATAACTATGGGAAGTTTATTTGGTACACCAAAATATACAGAATCAGAGTCAGAAAAACAGCTTCGTTTGGATAGAGAAAAAAAAATGAAGCAAGAACAAGAAGAAAAAGAAAGATTAGAAGCTGAAGAAAAGAAAAGAAAATCTCGTTTTGCTAAAGGAGTCATTGGAATGAGATCTCTATTTAGTAGAGCTGGTGGCAGAGGATTTTATTCAGAAGGGAAAGAAATTGAGTAGTCAAGGTGGAACATCTTCATCTAGCAAAGGTGGAATGTCAAACAAATCTGCAAAAACAAATGCAGTGGTTCAAGGAATTAGAGCTGATAAATATGCTCAAGAAAAATTAGGAATAAGAACTACAGTTGCTGGTCCTGTTCAAGGAGCATCAACAAGTCCTACTGGTTTTATATCAACAACAAGTTCAAATCAAATGTATGGTACTGAATACCAAGCTGCAAGAAATGAATACTTAGCATCTCAAGGTTTAGGTACTATGCAAAAGAATGGATCTTTTATAACAGGAGTTCAAACAGATAAAGGTTTAGTATTTACTTCTCAGGCAAGAGAAGCATATGAAGCAAGTAAAAGAGAGCCTATACCTCTATCAAGACAAATGTATGAATCCCAACAAAAAACTAAATTAGCATTTGGTGCATTAGCAACAGCTGCAACAGGCATGACTGCGTTTTTTAGTTCAGCTTATTTATCTAACAAAGCAACACCTTATTCTAAATATGTTCAAAACTTTTATGATACTGCTAATAGAAGTAAAACAACAGCAATACCAGTAAGTAGTGGTGGAAATGGTGGTAGCACAACTACCAGTAGTAACTCTACTTCAGTTCAAGATTCTACAGCAGTAGCTCAAAGAGCTAAGAAATCTTATCGTGGAGGTTTAAGTGGTGAAAGTGGATCAATTACTGCAAGT